CTGGGCCGTCAATACCTTGTGGGCCTTGCAATCCGATTGCGCCTTGTGGGCCAATCGCACCATTTTGCCCAGCTTGACCTTGTAAACCTGGGTTTCCTGGTACGCCTTGTAAACCTTGTGGGCCTTGTGGGCCTTGATTACCCATTGGGCCTGGGCAACATTTGTTGCAGTTACAATCACCGTGATCTTTCATTTAGAGCTCCGTAAAACTAATTAATTAATTAAGGATTGCTCGAATATGTTCCTGTTCAATCTAAAAAACAAGAGGTGATATGTAGATTTTTGTACACAGCCTGTAAGCCACTAACCATCGCTATTGTGAGCTTTTACTCACAGGGTTATCCACAGAATCTGTGCATAAGATTGATCTATTATTCAGTAGCTTGAGTAAAAGTGAGGGAGTATGATCGCTCCACGGGGAGTTACTAGCTCCCCGTAGAATTAATATCCGTTATAATAATTATAATGCTATTCCCGTCCAGGAAGCATTATAGCGGATACAGCGACGGTATCAACTATTTGCTTAAGGATTTTGTGAATGAGTATAGAAAAACTGGACTTCCAGAAAGTCACGAAAGAAAATCTTCCTTACACATTAATACTCACTAAAGTAATTCAAAATATAAAACATAAAGATGCTTTAGCGATATGGGTATATTTATCAAGCTTGCCACCTGATTGGAAAATTAATAAAGAACATTTAAAGCTTCATTTTCACGTAGGTGATAGAACTTTACAGGCAATTTTTTCCTATCTTAATCGGTCTAATTTAATCACATACAAAAGAGAGCGTTTTGAAGATGGAACATTAGGAATTGTTATAGTTCATGTTCTATGCGGAGATGAGTTTAAGTTTGATGAACCATACGTTTTAACCACTCCGCAAAAAACACACGTAGTGGTAGATTTAACCACTCCGCAAAAAACCACACGTGTGGCTAACCACACCAGTGGTTCTGAGGCACTACAAAAGAAACAAGATAACAAAAGAAAAAGAACAGCTTTTACAAATAAAACAAAAAGCTCTTATGAAAATGCCAAAAAGCATGCTTTCGCAGAAAGCATGGATCAAATGGCAACTGAGTCTAAGCACATCAAAGAACATGAAGCACGAAAAGCTATCGAAAAAGGAAATGACAAAAGAACTGGAATGCCTCAAGAAATAAAATCTTTGTTAGGAATTAAACCCAAATGATTGAACTCACATTGCCGTATCCGCCCTCAGTTAATCACTACAAAACCATTGGACGCATTCAGCGTACAACAACGGGAAAGCTTTACCAGACCAGGATCAATTCAAATGAGACTAAACGGTATTATTTTGAAGTTTGGTTCCTAGTGCAGCATTTAAAAGCCAAGGAAGGCCTCATATCTTTCGATAGCGCGACGATCTCGGTTGAGGTAGACGTTTACCCCCCTGACGGTCGAAAAAGGGATTTAGACGGTTGTTTGAAGGTTTTGCTAGATTCTATGCAAAGAGCGGGGTTATATAACGACGATTATCAAATCGCTAGACTCCTCGTTCAACGCAAGTGTATCATCAAGGGAGGCCAAATTATTGTCAGGATATCAAAGTTATGAGCCCAGAACAGCAAAGGCAGAAATCCATCGCGCGTGAAGAAGCGCTTGATCATCTTCAATATGCCAATGTCATGAATTGTAGATCTGGCGTAGCCCACGAAGATCACAAAGATCAAGATATGGCAAAACACAGTCACCTAGTGAGAGGATACGGAAAATGAAAGATTTACCAAGCAATCACATGGACAATCGAGCATATAATGCAGGCGTTGGTATGCATGATAGCGATAATTCAATCCGTAGAGCTGGTGGTGAGTTAGGTAATGATCCACGCAGAGTTAGCGCTAAAATCATCATCGACCGTATTGTGAGTAATCATGACATGTCTGGTTACAACCATAATGCAACTGGCGTACAACCTGCTAATGGTGGTCATGAAAACGAAATCAAATTCGCTAATATGCAGAACAAGAAAGCGCACAACATGGGAACTCCAAACCCAGATGGTACTTACAAATATTAATTTTGAATGCCCTACTCAGTAGGGCTTTTAAATTCTTCCATCACGACTGATGGTTTTATTTGATCGCAAGGTTTTTTAATTATCCATTCATGGTCTCTATCGCTTATGAAGCATGAAGTTAACGCATGGCCACCTATTGGATTTTCAATTCGAGTATAAACAATCCATCCACCTATTACAGCCACTCGCCAGCTATAGTTATCTAAATATTCTTCTTCCCACGCAATCTTAGTTCTCATTACAACAAAACCTTAATCAAATTAATAATACTTGGGTGCGTTCCCTCTAGATCCTGTTTAAGCTTCAATACAAGCTTCGTGGCGAACTTTAGGTCTGCCAGGAGCACTTCTGGGCTCGGATCTTGGTACGTCTCTCTAATGTGATCTATGGCCTCTATAATAGGGCTATTCGCTATCTCATCTTTAATGTCGGACATATAATATATTCCCAAGGTTAGTTCTTCCATTTCAGTTTAATTCTTCTTTATACCGCGCCTCAACCATCCTTCTAGCTTCCCAAATATCGGCGGCATAAAAAGGATCGAAAATACCAGTCACAAACGGTAAACGTTCATAATTAGCAATCTGGCGGTCATTCACGTACTTCTTCACTTCGATCTGACCTTCGTTGTCTAAATACCCCCAAAATAGTGAACCTTTAGTTTTCATATTTAATTGTCATCGAGTGAGTTTGAAAGGATGTCTTTTTTCTTAATATCACAAATCGAGCAATGAGTTACCAAGCCATGAATACAAGAAGGCAATTGCTGAGGTGGAAAAGTTGGTATACACATTGCTTCTAATGCTTCCTTCACTTCTTTAGCTATTTCAGCTTCATTGGCTTTTTTAATGTGTTCACCAAAAGCAATGTCTCTTTCTGCAAGATCTGTAGTTGTGAATTGCCTAGAATCAGATGAATCCATAAAATAAGCTTTATCTGGCATTTCTTTTTTTGCTGCTTGATAGCCTTGATTATAAGCATCTTTAATGTGGTGTGCGAAGACTTCTAATGAATTATCAGGTACGAAAACAATATGTGTATTTCTTCTCGGATGTATATCTACATAATATAACCATCCGCCAGATACTTTTAATCGTTCAGTAGTCGCAGACGGAGTTTCATTTACTTTTTCCCATTGTTCGGTATTTTCACTCATGAGTTTCTATAATCCTTATTGCTTCTGAGATAATTCGTCTACGCTTCTTTTGAATGATTAATGGTTTATGAGAAATTCCTTTTTTTTTAGCTTCAGCTTTATCTCTTTCTCTTAATTCGGATCTCAAAACTTTAACATCTTTTGGAGCGATAATGCCTATTTTCACTTGATCCCCGCTAATCCTACCTACTACTATTTCGATAGTATCACCTATACGAATCCGTTTTTGAGGTGTCCGTGTCAACCACAACATCCTTTCCCTTCCTTATTTCGCATGCATCCAAAAATTAATGATTAAAAGTAATATAAATCCCACAACACTAACAACAATACCTAACGCCAATACCCAGCTTAATAATTCTAGCAAGATATGATTTATTTTTCTCATTTACATAAGTCTTTATACATGCTTTCAATTTCCTTTAATCGTTGGTAACAGTCATCATGCAACAATGCAGGATCTTTTCCACCAACATAAAAAATCTCTATTCCTACAGCCGTAGACTTCTTGCACTCAGGACATAGATTCCCCAGCATTTTCCTTTAACCTCTCATAGCAACTAGAATGTAAAATCGTTGGCAATTCTATACCTAATGTAAACCAAATCTTACTTATTCCCCATATCTCTTTGTTACATTCTTTGCATAATGGTTTTTCAATCATTTAAAAATGATCCTTTCTTTTTTACAATGCCTACACACCCACATATATGTTTTATAAGGAGGTAATTTTATATTATTTAATTTTGGAAATCTTGAAATAATAGCGGGTTGCACTGTAACAGCAACTAATTCCTCTTCATGATATCTTAACTTACATAGGATTTTACGAAACAATTTCATTTAAGCGTAACTTTAATAGAATATGGACTTATGATTTTTTTAGGTTCATAACCTATTACCTCAGTTTCGACTATAAATCCGTATGAATTTGCAAAATCAAACCTAGGTTCGGAATAGGTATTAAAGTTATTATGCCAAACTGTATTAGGACGCACATTAATTGTACCGGTTTTGTGATCGCAATCTGTACGGTTACCTAGCCGCGTAACGCACATTAAATAACTATACTTATAAGCATGTGGTTTATTTGTATTGTTTTTAATTTGTATACGATGATAGCCCTTGATAGGACATCTATGGTTAACATAACACCCTGATGTAACATTATTACTTGTTGCAGATAAAATAATATTATCGGCATAAACATTCATCGCTACAAATAATGATAAGCTAACTATAGTTTTTTTTATTAACATTTTATTTCCTTTCCATCTCTTTAATTAAATCTTGTGCATCACATGCAAGACATTCATCTTTACATAAACAACAACTTTCTTTAGCTACTCGTTCAACAATAGAAAATAATTTAGGAAGTAATTCCATGAATTTATCGAATGGCATGCTTACATTCATTTAGCAGTCAACTCTTTATTGTCAATTATCTTTGATTCTTCTATCCATATATGTTCATAAATACAGGATGTTCCATTGCATCGTTCTGCTTCTTTTGGTCTTATGCAATACATTGTGTGAGTCGTTTCTTTCATTTAGCAGTCAACTTTCTAAGGGCTAGCCTGAGGTCGTCTATATTACAAATATTAGATGTTCTTGCATCTCTATATTCTGTATTCTTGATTATAATTTTAATTTCTTTATTATTGTAAGATTCAATTGAAACCGTATCATTCAGCTCTATTATCACTTTCATTGGTTTCCTTTATAATTTCCAGTATCCATTTTCATCTTTACATCCGCACTTCTTTAAATCATCTTTTAATGTAGTTAAATCAAATCCTGAAAGTCTTTTCATATGTCTCTCGAGTACAGCTCGAAATGAATAGATGACGGATTTTTGTCTATCAATTGTATCAACCATAGAACTTAGTGTTTCTCCAAATATTTTCATATCTTCTAAATCTATTTCTTGGTTACTCATCATTTACCTTCCGACTATTTTATCGCTACTCGCTAATTTGGTGGCAATAGACTGGCTTATCCAATCGGCTTCGAGTCGACTCTCGTTAACTCCTCACACGCGTATAGTGAGACGCTATTGCCCCACACTTATTTCTCTACAAATTTAAACTCTAAAGCTTCTTTCATATTTCTAATTTGCTCAATCACAAATTCCCGTGCATGATTCTCGAATGGTTCCCATATGTCAACATCAGGACTATTATTCTCAATCATCATTAATACTTCTTCATAGCTAGTATCTTCTGGCCATGCAGTCAAAAAGCTCGCTAACGCAAAGTTTTCATAAACAGTTACTAATTTCATCCTTGCATCTCCCCTGCCACGGCTCTCGATAGCTCATCCCACTGCGCCTCACTAAACACATAGTCAACCTCAAGTATCTCTCGGAAATTCTCACGATGACGTAACGCATACAAAGCTTCATCATTAAACACCAACAACTTAAGCTCACCTTCCGTATAACGCCTTATATCTATCAACCCTACATTTAATGAGATCATGCGCGCTCTCCTGCAAATGCCAATGTGCTGCGCGAATGCTCATATAAATACTGCGCCTCACTCAACGTCGCAGCTCGATACAGCCTATGCAAAAATCCTATCCGAGCCTTGAATGCTTTCCACTCTCCTTTACTCTTAATTAATTCTTCTAACTCAACTTGTCTCTCTAACGTTATCCGCATACTCTCGATCTCCTGTTAATTCAGGCACAACTATAACCGCACACAATACTATTGTCAATACCGCAGCCAATAATAATTAACACCACACACGATACTAGGTATTAACCGCTCCCATATTCTTTTTGGATAACCGCTCCTTTCTTTTTTATAAAAAAAAGTCTGAGAATGGTCAAAAAAATCATCGTTTCGGAGATCCCTTAAAAGGGGGGCATGGGGTCATTTGTGGATTCCGGTACCCCACAACTGTGTGAGTTATGTTTTCAGTTCTAGGGTAAAAGGCGTAAAGCGTCGTCCAAAGCGTTGGTGCGACCTGTGCAATCATGTCTTGTTGGTGCGATTAGAGATTCGTGCCGTAGCTTCTTGGGGATTGCTGGATATCGTAGAGCCTTCGGTAGTTAACGGCGAGGTACCTGAAGGCATCGGCGATGTGGACTGCCCAGTTGTCGAGTGGCTTCTTGGAGAAAGCAGCCCTTTCCTCGTCGTAGGATCGCTGGTACTCTCTCAACGTAAATTTAAGGTGAAATTATGCGAAAAAAACAAACTGATTTCGTAAAGAAGATGAATAAGCTTAAGGCTTTATTGCAGCCTAAATTATTATGGATATCCAAACATCCTAAGACGGGTGAAGGATTAACGTACGTGCGCAAAGTACATGGGGAATTAAGACATGTCTGAAACAAGAGTCATCATGACACAGCAAGAATTAGATAGAAGAATCGATGCGATTAAGGTGTGCGGGACTAATCGAGGCCCTCATGATTACATACCGATCTCATGGTTTAGCGATGCTAAAACTGAGAAGGTAGACTTTCTCATGTGTCGAGTATGCCTTAATCGAGTGAGCATGAAAACGATATATGATCATTTCGGCGAAGTTAAAGTCTAAGGGATATTACTCTTAAACCTATGGTAATTACCTATTGCATTATTCCAATCAGCCTTTCCAGCTAGGGTATTGTAGTATGTTTTATAGTATTTCCATATAGCATCGGTATCAGTATACTTGGGTAATGGCTCAGGAATACGAGCATAGAAGACTCTAGTCATAGCTGTGGCAAATCTTAAATCATAGACTAGACGATCTTCATTAGGCATATAAGAAGCATCAAAGTTCTGAATAAACTTTAAATAAAGAGAACCTTTTTTAGCAATATAATTCTGCCAGAGATCGTTATACGTTTTCGGTTCCATTTGATAGATACCTAAAGCTGGGCCTTGAATTTGATGTAGATAGGTGCCACCTAGTGATTCATTAGCACAAGTGAATACCATTAACTCAACTGCATCATCCGATAGTAACTGCAAATCATATAGAGCACGCTTTATAATAAACTCAGTTAACTGACCACAATTCAGCATGTCTTTTTATTCCCCATGAAATAGACTACAATTAGATCAATTTTATCAGGATAGATAACCTTATGAAAGTTGATGCGAAAGCTTTATACGAGAAATTGAAAGCTGGCGGCACAAAATATGATGAAGAAATACATTGCGAATTGCTATTAAAGATAATGGCAGATGTCGAGAAAAGCAGATTAAGTGCTTTTTGTGTAGAAGTAGGAATTGGTGAAAGTACATTTTATGATTGGGTCAAAAGATATCCTATATTTGCTTTGTCTTATGCATTAGGTAAAGCTTTATCCCGTGAGAATTGGGAAGAAGAAGGTAGAAGACTTAAAGATAAAATCATGATGCCTGGAACAACTGGATATTCATTTGAATATTGGCGTATGGTTGGATGGTCAAGATTTGGCATTGGTAAGACTTGTAAAATCAAATTAGATTTAGACCCACAAGGCAAACCAACAGATCATTACTCTCAATTAATCAAACAAGCTAATAATGGTGAATTCACTGCTAGTGAAATTAAGCAGCTGATGGAAGCACTAAGTCTTGGTTTGAAAACACAGCAAACAGTCGATATGCAAAAAGAAATTGATGATCTAAAAGCCGATCTAATTACAATGGCTGAGAATAGCAATGGCAACAATAGTTTCGCAGATAAAAGAGCTAAGAAAAAAGATTAGAATTCCCTGGCGTATCGTTTATGTTGATAGGAAAATAGAGTCAGATGAATTCGCTGAAAAAACCATTTATGTTCATATATGGATTTAAGGAGTAAAGAGTATGGGAAAAACTATGCTGGATGATCTTATTCAAGGAGCTGTGGGTGAAGCAGCTAAAATTATAGAAATAAATGCAGAGAAACAAAAGATTATTGATGCGGAAAAAGTTCAGAAAAAACGTATTCAACAAAAACAAATACGTGCATTAAGAAATAACTATAGACCAGCCGGTGGTTTTCTTAGTCAAGGTACTGGACGTGGTGTAACTTTAGGAGAATCTTCAGGATTACCAAATAAATTAGGAACTGCATAATGGATACATCGCAAGGACTTGGAAGACCTGGTACTGGTGATTCTTTAATAGAAGTGCTGAGAAAAAGGTACAACTCTGCAAAGTATGTGGCAGATCTTTGGATTCCTGCGATGCAAGCTTCATTCTTTTATGCAATCCCATTTAGAAATAGATTCTATCTGCCTGGTAAAGAATTTCAGGGCACCATGCAGAATACCCGAGTCTATGATACGACCGCCGTAGAAGGGGTTAAAACATTTGTGTCTAAGATTCACGACACAATGACACCCCCACAAACTCAATGGGGTTTCCTAGAAATTGACCGAGATATGGTTGATGATGAAGAAGAGAGAATAGATGAATTAAATACTGCGCAATTGATTTTGAATAAGTATATGAGACAGTTATTTGGCTACATTCATAAATCTAATTTCGATACGGTAATTAATGAATGTTACTATGATCTTTCCGTTGGTACGTCTGCATTAGTTATTAATTTCTATACTGACGATGAACCATTTCTATGTACTAGTATTCCATGTGATAAATTAGCAATTACAGAGGCAGTTAATGGAAAGATTGAATCTTGGTTTCGTACTTGGCAAAACTTAAGAATCGCTGAACTTAATACTCGATGGCCCAATATAATTCTCACACCTGATTTATTAGCTATGATGATGAGTGATGCTGATGCGAAGGTTGCAAATATTTATGAAGGCGTAGCTTATTTTCCCAATGAACCAAAGATATATTGCTATGCAGTCTGGTATGATAATTCTATTCTATATCACGAATGGTTAGATTCAAGCCCAGGTATTGTATGGCGATGGCAAAAAACGAATAATGAGACATGGGGTCGGGGCCCTGTAATGGAAGCATTGCCTTCTATTATCACGTTAAATGAATTAGCACGTGTAGAACTTGCTTCAGCAAACTTAAATGTATTTAGACCATTTATGGGTTTTAGCGATGCAGTATTTAACCCGCATACGTTCAGACTTGAACCATTTACAATTATACCTATTGCACCTATTGGTGTGGGTGGTCAGCCACCGTTGTTACCATTACCTAATACGGCTGATCCTAACTTCGCTCAATTAACAATGACTGATTTAAGGTTACAGATTAAATCGTTATTATTTGCTGAATCACCACAAGATGCGCCAGGTATTCAACCTCAGACAGCATATGAATTATCTTTGAAACAACAAAATCTAGCACAGAAAATTGGCCCGTTATTCTCACGCTTACAATATGAGTTCTTATGGCCTGTTATACAAAGATTTGCCTATATTTTAGAAAAAATGGGTAAATTACCTTATCCCAAGCTAGAAGGAATACCGATTAAATTTAAATATACCTCACCACTTGCATTAGTACGAGGTCAATCAGATAACGCTCGCTTTGTTCAATTAGTTCAAACAATGCAAGGCGTGATGGGTGCAGATGCAACACAACTTTATATTAATCCTAAAACAACTCCTTATCTACTTGCACAGAATCTACAAATCGATAGTCGGTTCTTTAATACTCCTGAACAAGTTCAAGACATTTTACAACAAGCTCAGAATATGCAAAATATGCAGCAACTCGCTAATGCAGATGCTATGACACCTGAACAACCTGAAAATCCCTCACAACAAATTGTATCCAATGAATAAGGTTAATGCATGGAATTAGAAAACAATCCGTTTTTAAAACAAGAAAATTTTTATGAAGGTTATCAACAAAGTATTGAAGAATTAAAAAACCATCCTGAATTAATCATGTTTGATAAGTTAACATACGAAACATTTAATACAGATGTAGGAAAGAAATGGTTTGAGATGGTGGTTGAAAGATTTCTAATACCGAGTCTCGTTAATCGTGAAGCTCCGAATTATCCTGATTTAGTGATCTGGGCTGATGGATTTAAAGATTTCCCTCGAATGATTAAACAAAATATTCTTTCTCATGAACAAAGGATCCAAGCGGGGAAAAATAAATGAGTGATAATTTAATGCATGCTGTTGTAGGTGAATCCTCTTCAGAAGAAACTCAAATTTCGAATGATCGTCCTACTTGGTTACCTGAAAAGTTTAAATCAGGCGAAGACCTTGCTAAAAGTTATAGTGAATTAGAAAAGAAGATTGGAATTATTCCTGATGAATATGATCTCTCAAATTCTATGTTCCTTGATGCTGAACGTGAACCGATTAAAGATTTCTTAAGTGTTGCAAAAGAGAAACGTGTTCCAAAAGAAGTGGTAGATAAACTCGTTGAATCAATGGATAAGTACCTAGGCGAATTTGATGTTGATATGAATGTCGAAGTCGCGAAGTTAGGTGATAATGCAAAATCACGACTCACTACATTAGACAATTGGGCTAAGGCTAATCTTTCAGCTGGTTCATATAAAGCATTAATTAATAATTTACAATCAGCCGATGCGATCCATGCGTTGGAAGAACTAAGGGGTAAGATGATGAGTGGGCAAACTATGATTCCAGGTGGTAATGACAGTGCAAGTTCAAGTATTGAAACTATTCAACAAATCAAACAAGAGATTGTAGATAATTATGCCAAATATAAAACTGATGAAAAATATCGCAAAGAAGTTGAAGGTCGTTTAACACTTGTTGCAAAAGCATCAGGAATGATTGACAAAGTCGGCTCATAATCTGTTATAATTTTATCCAAGTCTGGTTGAATATGACTATTCAGCCAGGTTTAGGACAACTTAACACCCAGACCTCTTTTGAGATAATCTCTAAAGTGGAAAGCCCTAAATAATTTTTAGTCAAAGTGTCTTACTTGATTAATTTTAGAAGGGGCATAGCCATGTCAGCAAGTTTAACAGCGGTACAACAGATAGAATTTGATGCACTCGTCAAAGCTGAATATCAATCTTTGGGCTTTTTATTGCGTGATACTGTTCGTGTACGTCGCGATGTTATTGGCGCTACTGTATCATTTCGCAAAGTAGGCCAAGTACAAGCCGTTCCAACCGGTTATTTACAAACCGTAGTAATTCAAGATCCAAATTACACCCAAGTCCAAGCGATTATGCAGAAATATACTGCACCAACCGCTGTGGATACCGTTCAAGAATTGACAGTTAATTTTGATGCTAAGATGGAAAATGCCATGTTAGTAGCAAATGCGTTAGGCCGTCGTTCAGATCAAATCATTATTAACTCATTAGATGTATCGCCAGGCCAAACCATTGTTAATGGTGGCACCAACTTCACTTATGCAAAATACACACAAGTGATCGAATTTTTTGATGAAAATGCAGTTCCATTACCCGAAAGATTTGTAGCAATGTCAGGTAGTAACTTCAGATCATTACTTTCAGCCGATCAATTCATTTCAACCTTTTATACTCAAAATAGAGTATTAGACAAAGGGTTTATTCGTGAATTCTTAGGCATTAACTTAATTATTATTCCAAACATGGTAGAAGGCGGCTTACCTTTAGCAGGTAATATCCGTACAGCATTTGCATGGCATAAGCAATCTACTGGTATGGGTATTGGGCATGATTTCAGAACTGAAATTAACTATTTGCCACGTGAAACTTCATGGTTAGTAAATGGTATCTTCTCAGCTGGTGCAATCACAATTGATAACTTAGGTGTTATCGCAATTGATTCTGATGAAAGTGTATAATTAATCTAACTAAATATTGGAGTTTACGACTATGGCTTTTACAGATATTAATTTCACTTGCATATCTTCATCTTTGAATGAAGGTCAACTAACTATCACACCTTTCGGTGGCTCACCTACTTTATATAATGCGCCAAATGTTTTTATGTATGGTACTGGGACTGATGCTGTTGCAACAATTGCAGCTGCTGACTATTTCTTATCAAAGAACTCAGTTTTAAAAGTTGGTGATTGGATTTTTGGTAATGGTAGTGATGCTAGTTTTGCGTTTGTTGTTACAGCGGTCAGTGCTGTCACAGTAACTGTAGCTGCAACTGGTTTAACAGGAACTGTCAATACAGCTGACATTGCTAATAATGCAGTTACCTTTGCGAAGATGCAGGAAATTGCAACTCATACTATATTAGCTAATCCAACTGGTGGAACCACTGAAGTATCTGAAGTTACTTTAGGTAATGGCTTAGCATTCAGCGGAACCACATTAACAGTACCAATAACCAATTTACAGTATGCAGCTGTTGCGATTACTGCTGCTCAGTTCAACGGTATGTATGCTGCACCTAAATTATTAGTAGCTAATGCTGGTGCTAATACATTACTGGTACTCGACAAAGTAGACTTACTGATGACATTTGTATCTGCTGCTTATGCTGCGGGTGGTGTCGCTGCTGTTCAGTATGATTCAACTGCAAACGGTGCCGGTGTAATTGCTTCCACTACCTTATCAGCTGCGACTTTCCAAGCTGGTGTGAGCACAGGGTTTATGTTTAATACTGGTGTGGTTCCTCAGACCTTCTCTACTTGTGTTAATAAAGGTCTGTACTTGTCGAACATCACAGGTGCGTTCACAACTGGGGACAGCACATTTGTGGCTCATGTTTGGTATAAGACTATACCAACCGTTTAATGGAATAGATGAGGTAATTTAAATGGCTGTGACTAAGACCGAGATTGTCTCCTTAGCAGTAATGTTGCTTGGTCACAAACCTATTATTACTCTCGACAACGCCGATGACCTGGTTATTTCTGCTTCACAGATGTTTGATGTTCTTTTGCCAAGCGTATTAAGCACAGGTAATTGGCGTTTTTCCATGCAAATTTCACAATTAAGTTTGTCTCCTATTGTTCCACCGACTCAAACAGGTTGGACGAGTGTTTATTATCTTCCATCAGGGTTTCTTAAAAATATCAGAATCATTCCACAGAATTATGTTTATGAAATCTATCAAGGTAATTTGATCTATACTAATTGGGGAACACAATCGCCTATCTATATGGAATATGCATTTTTACCCGATGTAAGCTTTTTACCAGGATATTTCATTAATTATTTCATTTATGAAATTGCAGCAACACTTGCATTATCTAACGCTCAAAAACCAGATTACTACAATGTGCTTGAAGCAAAGCGTATTACTCAGTTAGCAATAGCTGCCGCCACTGATGCACAGAATAGACCGCAATTTAGTCAAGTTAATATTCCAATGCTATCAAGACGTAATATCACCGGTATCATCGGCCCACAAATAGGTTAATGAAATGCCTTATCAATTATGGTCGCAAGATAATTTCAGCAAGGGTGAGTTATCGCCTTATATGTATGCGCGTGCTCAAGTTGCACAATATTATGATGGTCTGAAAACTGCTCAAAATGTTTTAACTTATCCTACGGGTGCTGCTGGTACTAGATTTGGAACCTTATATCAATCTACGCTTAATGCTGCCATAACTTCCTTTAATCAGATTTTCTTTCAAACATTCCAATGGCTAGATAATGCAGTGTATCAACTTGTCTTTAGGCCATTAGCGATTGATATTTATTTGGAAGGATTACTAGAAGCAACAGTTGTCACAACACTAGATGCTGTGGATGTATACAATCTTGATTACACAGTATTAGTTCAAGCGTTCAGAGTAGCAGGTCAAGGTATCGGTAAACCTAAAGATTTAAAGGTTGCTGCCGGTGCAGGTAATGTGATTTTAACAGTTGGAACGGATTCATTTACGCTGACAAATCCTGTGGATACAGCTTTGATATTTCCAGTTTCATTTACAAAAACACTAACATTTCCAACAACCAATCCACAGATTAAACCTGGAATTGTTTATTTTGCTCGACGTATTGGAGCTAGCCAAGTTGAATTATATGACACGGCTTATGATGCGAAGTTTCAATTAAACAAATTTACAATTACAGCTGCTACTGGTACTGGTGTTAATACTATGTACACCTTCAATACGTGGACATTTACTAATGCCGTTTTTCAGAATCTACCGATCTACGATTTTGATGGTGGATATGACAATATTACTTTTACTCCAGGCGCTCTTACAGGATCAGGAGTAACAATTACTTTATCTGGAATTTTAACAGCTCCGGCTACTTTAGATTCTAAATATATAGGTGGTGCATTTTTCGGAGGTGGTGGTACAGCTAGAATAACCGCAGTTACTGACACAACCCATTTTGTAGTATCAATTCAAGATCCTTTTGATGCTCTCACTCCAATTCAAGGTAGTCTATCATTATTGGCAGAGCCAGCGTGGAGTGATGTTCGAGGATGGCCACAGAAATGTTCTAGTTATCAGAACCGCGCCTTGTTTGCTAATACAGCTTCGTTACCAAATGGCTTTTGGGCAAGTGTTGTAAATGATTATGCTGATTTTGGTGATCTGACTGGTGATGATGATGATGCTATTTTCTGGCTTCCTTCATCTAATGATATTAACTTCATAAGATTCATCGTTCCATTTAGAAGTATAACTATTCACACCAATTCAGGTATTTATTCAAGCCCATTATCTGAAATAGCTGCGATTACTCCTTCGACATTTACTTTACAGTTACAAGATTCAACACCGGCTGATGTTTTACAGCCACAAGCAATTGATAACCAGATTATCGTTATATCAGGAAACGATGTTCATACGATGGTATGGGATGGTATTAACAATGCATATACATCGAATATTGTTAGTATAGCGAGCGAGCAAACCATTAGAGATCCTGTAGATGAAGCAGCATTTGCTGATTTATCACGTGCTGGTAGTCGTTATGTAATGATAATCAATGCTAATGGCACATTGGCCGTTTATCAGACTTTGATAGCTGAAAATGTATCTGGTTTTACGCCGCACATTCTTGAGCAATCATATGGATCTGCTCAGTTTAGACAAGTTGCTAGTAACTTCGATGGTAGATGTTGGTTTGTGAATCAAAGACAAATTGCATCAGCCTTAGCGGCTGTAAATATATCATTTTCATTACCGTTACCAAGTAATCAGATAACAGCAACAGCTACTAATTTTAGTACGACTATACCTACTGCGATTACGTTTACGACTACAGGTACGTTACCGATTACAACACCGCCATTAGCTGTACTTACTTACTATTGGGCTATTGGAATTGATCCTAATACGTTTAGAGTTTATTTATCACAAGAAGATGCTCTAGCAGATGTTGCTGATAGTGCTGATTCTTTAGCGCTTGTCTTTTCGGCCGCCGGATCAAATAGTAAAGTTGTAGCATGGCCTTTAGCAACAATCTTCACCTTAGAAGAATTAACACAAGATGTTCACCTAGATTGTGCTTTTTATTATAAAACCGTACCACCGGTTGCAACAGATACGGTCACCACAGGCGCATTGTTTAATGCACAAGCAGTCAAGATGGTAGGTGATGGTTTTGGTTTTGATGCTATTGGTGTGAATAATACAGTTACATTTGAAGCTCACGGTGATCCAGTTCAAGTGACCGAAGCTTATATTGGTTTTCCGATTAATATGCTCATGGAAGCAATGCCCATATCACCACCCCCAAACCAATTAACTTCGCTCACGAAGCCAACGCATATACGTACAGTTCGCTTTATGTTTAATAATACAATTGGTGGAACGATTAATGGTGTGCCGATTGCATTAAGGCCGTTTGATGAAGTTGATATTGGTGAACCACCGCTTCCTAAGAAAGGCGTCTTTGAAATGAGCATCATGAAAGGTTGGGATGATTTTAATAATCCAACGTTTACGATAGAACACAATGATCCATTTGATTTACAGTTAATCGGTATATTCTATTCAGTAGATGTTTAATTTAAGGGTTTAACTTATGCCAATACCATTAGCATTCATGTTTGCTGCACAAGCCGCAGGTATGGTAATTGATTATCTTGGACGTGCGAAATCACAACAGCTTTCAGAAGAAGGTCTGGCTAAACAGCATAATGCTATTCAAAGGGTTATTGCATATACTCAAGTACAAACAGAAGATGAAAGTTTAAGAGCAATGATCGCATTAAGAAAAAATCTTGGAACTCAAGCGGCTATGTTTGCTGCACGTGGTGTGAGATCTGGAACATCAACAACTGCATTATTTTCTAATGAATCGGTTAGTTCTTTCAACACCGATGAACGTATGAGACGTCTTAATCAAGCGATGAATGAATCTAGATTAGAAGCGGGCCTTGATGTTGCTAATATACGTCAAAAACAATTCGAGAATGAAAATTGGAATGCCTTTTCAAAAAGTATTATTAATAAAATACCTACAGATCCTAAAGCATATGAAGGTTTAGCTGAAAGTTTTGGTTTTAAAAAAGCGCAAACACCTACTAAAGGCTATAAATAATGGCTAATGAAAAAGATGCACCTCAACAAGCAAGACCAACTGGTCAGCCAATACCGACTTTGGAAAGAAAAGTAGCGCTTCAAGAACCGAGCGTTCCTGATTATCAATCTGCTTATTTAGCATTAGCTAAATCAGATACGCTTGTGAGTGATATAGGTGCAAGTGTTGCGCAGACCGCTAGTCATGCAATGGCAGAGCAATTAGGTTACACCGCGGGTCTAAATCCAAAAGGAAATCTTTTACCTTCTTTTACAGAATTCGATCAACACTTTGCTCAAACATATAATACTCAGGCGGCTGCTACGTTAGGTTTGCAAGCACAACAATTATTTGATACAGCTCATGTTGAGATGAGCAAAGCAACACGTCTAACACCTGAATTAATTGAAAGCACGTCACAGCAATTATTAGAGGGTTTGAACAAGATTACAGCTAATGCTCCAACGACTGTAGCAAGTCAATTACAGCTTAAATATAGAGCTCAATTAAGTAATCAAGATTCTCAATATAAACAAAAAATGATTTCACAACAACGAGATGAGCAAAAGGATAATCTTGTTAGTCTTATAGATACGAATAGTAAATCTATTTATGAAACTGCAAAAAATGGTGATTTTGAAACTGCTGAAAGACAATTAAGAGTTAATCAAGAAAATATCGATAATGGAGTTGATAATAAGTTTTGGTCTAAAGCAGAAGGTCAAAAACTCAAAGATCAAGCTCGCCAAGATCTTATTAATGCTGAAGCTAATTATGGAGCTATTGCTGCTCATAAAGCAGGTAAATCTGGAGAATTTTTAAAAACCTTAGTTGATCATAAACCAAAGAATTTAACTGATGAACAATACGAAGGAATGCTGGGATCGGTATTAAAAGAAATCCAGTTCTTAGATTCATTAGTTGCTCAAGACCAGAATTTAAAATCTCAACAAATGTTGAATCAAATTGCTTCAGCTCCAGGTGCTATTACACAAGTTCAATGGGATACATTTGCAAATAGCGTATCGCCTCTTAAAGCTGAACAAGTTAAATTTAGTTACATACAAGCATTAAAGAAAGGTGAGTCTGACACAAGCTCTAGAGATCATTTAATTCAGAATTATGATAATGCAGAAATTCAAGCGATTGCGGAACCAAAAGTTAAAGATGCTGCATTCTTAAAGCAAGTTCAAGATGCTATGCAAAATAGTCATCAAACAAATATTCCAATGAAATCTCCAGAACCTTTATCGCAAGATGCAGCTGAAGTTCAGGTAGCTACAAATGCAGGTGCAGAAATACCCGTATTCACAAAAATATTAAAAAATAAATTAGGTAGCTCTAATCCTTCCGTAAGTGAATCTGGTGCACAACAAATTCATGCGTTATTGCAGAATGGTAATGGTCAAGCTCTGAAAGGTTTAAATGATCAAGATTGGTCTATGTATAGCGCTATACAATCATTACGTGATTCTCCCGATCCACTTAAAGCAAATCAAGATGCGCATAATAGAATTTACAACCAAGATCCTGAAGTTGAAAAATTAAATAAAACAAAATTTTCTAATTTATTAACAAAAGCAAATTCTGCTGGCGTATCTAATGATAATTTCGCTTTAAAAACATTCGGAATGTCTAAATCAGATTTCCTTAATCCATCTATTGCTAGTGCTTATGGAACAAACATCTTAAGCAAACTTTCTAATTTCTATGCAATCTCAGGTGATTTTGATGAAGCCAAAAGAACCACGCAACATTGGGTAGATCAAAATTATGGTGACACATTCATTAATGGGGATAAGCATAAAACTTTACATCCTATTGAAAAGGAAGTTGGATTTAATGGACGCGATGGAGTTCCTTACATTCAGCAAGATGTTATAAATCAATTCAATGAAAAGTTAGCGCCTATAAAGAAACAATATCAAGATAAAAAAGTGAATGAATATTGGGAACCAATTGCAGTTAATATTAAACAAGAAGAAAAACCGATCGATATATTAAAAAGACGCGCACTACACAATTATGTTCCACAATTCGAAATGCCTGAAGGTGAAGTTGGTCATATTGAATTTAAAACCGAAGATGTTTTATTCCAAGCAATGAGTGGGAAACATACACTTAAAGAACATGGCGGACATAAACAACCTTCCTCTGAAGCGAGTCAAGAACACGGTATTTTCTTTAAGACATATGATCCAATAAAGATTAAGCGTCATATGAGAACAGCTAGTGGTGAAAAGACCGAAGTTTTCAATGTGATATTAGTTGGTAATTCATTTGGCAAATATGATATTGCGATTGAAACTGAATATGGCATGCGCAATTTATATAAAGAAGCACCTCATTTAGGAATCAGTGATTATGTTCCGAATAAACAAGCAATCTTAGATTCTTATAATAAAGATCATAAATAGGTATCGTGATGGCTATAAATGACTTAGACAACAATGAACATACCTATAATCCTGGACATGGATTAACAAATCTTAATCCTGATGCACCTGATTTCGCTAAAGACATAATGATTAAAGATAAAAACTTTCCATTAGATGTCAGTGTCAATTATACTCCACATAATCCTTATGATGTAGTCTTGCCTGGTGGTTTCTTTAGTTCTGAAAGTTTGAAAGGGGTTCAAGAGAAACCATCTTTTTTTGAATCTGCTAAAGCTCAAGCCTATAAAATGAATGCAACACTTCAAGGCGCAAATGCACTTGATTCAATGGCTGAGCAAACAGATCCAACTTTTTATGAAACTCCAGATGGTTGGACTTCAAAGACAGATGTAGACAAATTTGTAAATGTTAGATCTCAATACCTGAAAGCATTATTCGATGCTAAAAGTCCAAAACATCAAGATCAAATCCTTCAGAAAATATATGAAGAACAGCAAAGAGATGATGATATTGCAAATGGTTCTTGGTTGGCTTGGTTAGTTGGGGGTGCTGCTGGTATTGCTACAGATCCCATGACTTACATACCGATTGCTGGCTGGGTTAAATACGGCAAGATTTCATCTTCATTAGTAATGAGTGCCGCTAAAGCTATTCCAGGCGCAACAACATATGGTGTTTTATCAAGTGCCGCAGAACAAATGGATAAAGTGAATGGCAACATGCATGACTTTGTCGTCGATTCATTCGTTAAAACAGCATTCGCCGCAGCCTTATTCGGTGGTATTGGTGCAGCTGCATCTTTATCAGAAAAAATGGCTTTATGGGATTTAAAGGGATTAGCGAAAGCTCATATTGATGGTATGGATTTTAAATTCACGACCGATGAAGCCGGCAAGATTACGGGTTATAAAGCAGTTGATACAACGGGTGGTTTGAGCGCTGAAAAAGTGAGTTTCTATCAAGATATGGCTGATTCAACATTCTATAAGAGTGGTGTATTCAAGATTCCTTATGTAGGTGCAGGAATCATTAAAATGGCTGGAATGCCAGTATTTGGTTCTCCATTAATTAATCTCATTAACTCCAGTTCTACTGTTATGCGTTCATTCATTGATAGAGTTGCAGATCATAATTTTATTACCAAAGGCGTCGCCGAAGGTGCAGTCGCGCCAAAGAAATTCTCATCATTAATGAATCAAGAATATTCTAAATTACGCGCGATGTCTGTTCAATATAATGCATTGCATCTAGAACGAAATGGCTTCGATATTAAAAATAGAATTGCAGGAAATGCGATTGATACTGCATTAAATTTACATGATCGAAGTTTAAAATTACTTGGAAAAGATTTAGAGAAATCCGGTTATGTATCTCGAGAAGCGTTTAATGATGAAGTTCAGCAAGCGCTACATTCAAATGAACCTAGTCAACATGCTTCAGTGAATGAAGCGGCAAGTCTATCTAGAAAACAAATGGATAATACTTATAAAGCTTATCGAGAAGCTTATGGGCTTCCTAAAGATTGGCTCCCACCGAAAACTGCCGAAGCCTTTTTAACTCGTGTTTATGATACTCCTTACATGAATGCGAACAAAGGCAAGTGGGTTTCTTCAGTATCCAATTGGTTGAAAGAAGCTGACGAAGTAATTTCAGCTAGAATGGAACCAATTAGAGATATTGAGAATAAAATTGCCGATCATAAAGAAGCTCATAATGCATTAATCGAAAGACCTAATGTAACTGATGCACAAGTTAAAAAATCATCTCAAGAGTTCATAGCATTAAGAGCGCGTAAGAAAGCACTAGAAGATAGATTGCATAATGATTTAAGAAATGATCCTGATTTACAACTTCATGTCGATGACTGGAATGCTTTATCAGCTGATGAAGCCAAAGAAATTAAAGATTTAACTAAGCGTCGTGATATCGCTCAGAAAGAAGTTAATGAACGAAAAGAAATTGTTGCTGAGATAAAAAAAGAACTTCAAAAAAATGAAGCTGGAAAGTTAAAAGCGAAAACTGCTAAGACTGGAAAGAAAGGTCAAACCAAAGAAGTCTTAGGCGCTGAAATCTTAAAGACAGAAGAAGCTAAGCTTGCTGAAGTGGTAAACGAATTACAGGAAGAAGAAGAAAAACTTCAACAGATGATGCATGAGGGTCAAATTAATTCTCGTTTATTTAGAAAGAATAAAGATAGTTTTGTTTATGAATTAAAAGATCCAAATGAGCGTCTTAAATTTAGGGACACATATGGAACACATGCCGAAAGAGAAGAGCATGCGAAAGCTTATTACAATACAATATTAAACCAAACACCTGAAGATACCATCAATCAAGTGATGGGACGATTCACTGGTAATTCTAGAGAGAATCCAATTAAATCTCGAACATTGCTTTTACCAGATCAAGTTCTCTATGACGGTAAATTTTTAACAAATGATTTGATGTCTAAAATCTCTAATTATTCTACGTATCTATCTCGGCGTACTCATTTAAAATCTGTATTTAAGGACGTATCAATCGATGGTGGAATTGAGCCTGTTATTGTTGAATTAGGTGCAGAGCATGAGAGATTTCATACGTCATTGTCTAATAGAAAAACTGAGTTAGAAGCTAAGTTAGAAAATAAAGAATTAGATGCGAAAGAAAGAGCTAACGTTGACAAACAAATTCGTAAACTTGACAAAGAACTCGCTAAATCCAGAAAGGATTTCGATAAGAATAAAGAAATAATGAATCACATCTATGACAAGATGATGGGTATTCAAAAAACAAGTCGACGCGCTATGCAGGTCAAAAGCGCCATTATGTCGATTACAGCTTGGGCAAATTTGCCCTTTGTCCCATTGACGCAGATTAATGATCTTTCTGCTATAGCCTTGCAGCACGGTTTTATACCCTTCATTCGTGATGGATTAGCACCTGTAATTGAAAACCTTATAACTTTAGGTAAAGGAAAAGATGCTGAAGCATTTCGTAAAACAGCACCTTCTATTCACTTAGGTTTGCAAGATGTGCAGATGGGTTATGCAGATCGTAATTGGTCATCACAAACTAATCCCTATCTCAATCTAGGTCGATTCGTAAATACATTAGAAAAAGTTGCTCATTTATCTTCGAATTTTACAGGCACAAACTACATAGATAATTTCCTACAAAGAATGACCGGCTCAGTTGTTCAATCTGAATTAATGCGAATATTGCATTCATGGAAAGCAGGAAGTTTATCTAAACGTGATGGACTCTATATTCGTAAATATGGTATCGATGTCGATAAGTATGGCGATAGAATGCTATCTGCATTTGAAACTCATGGTGGCGGTAAAACTAAACTGGGTGGATATCAAAGTCATTTCTGGCAATGGCAAGATGTAGAAGCCTCGAATGTATTCGGTGATGCAATATTTAGATCCATCAAAGATACGCAGATTTCAGCGGGTTTAATTGATGCTCCTTTGTTACTAGACGATAATGGCCCGATTGGAATTATGGGTTCATTTATTCGTGGATTTCAAGGATGGGCATTTGCATCCGTCAATCGTTATGTCATTCCTTCCTTACAACAAGCTGATGCTGAAAAACTAATCGGCGTCATGATGATGTTAGGAACTGGTTATCTAGTTGACCCAATGCGTCGTGTCGTTCGCGGTGAAGAAATGTTCCCAGAAAATCTATCTGCCAAACAAATTGGATGGGCTACGATTAATAATTCAGGCTATTTTAGTTACTTCGCCAATATTCTCTCGGATGCAAATTTAATATCTGGCGATAGTCTGATGGGAAATCTTCGAAGTGATAAATATAAGGATAGAAGTAGGTCTGGTTTCTTAGGCCCCGCGTGGGGGACAGCCAATAGAATGGCTGATATAATTAGTGCATTAGGTAGCAATGAAATGAATGAAGCAGATGCTAAGAAAATGGCTAGAATGATTCCATTTGCTAATGCTAGCTGGACAGCATTGATGAGTAAATATTTAGTTGAGAGTTTAGGACTGCCGAAAACTCGGCGTGAAGCGCGCGCTCTAAAGGAGATTAGTTAATGACAAATGTTATTATCAACGATATTTTACCGTTAACCCAAGCAATAGCTACTGGTGGCCAAACAGTTTATAGCACGAATTGGACAGCAGATGCTGCAAGCGATGTCGTTGTATATTCACGTGCTAGTAATATCCCAGCTGATGATGTTACTCAGATTTTGCCGACGAGCGCATATACTGTAGCTTTTATTGGAGCTAGTCGTATTGTTCAAGTAACACTTCTCACACCATCCACTTTAAGTGATGTAGTAACGATTACGCGTCAAACTCCAGCTGATAGAGTAAATATTTACAACAATACAAATTTCACTCCATCAATGCTTAATAATGACTTTGGTATTTTGACTTTAGTCGATCAACAATCTCAATTAGTTAATCAACAATTAGCTCCACGATATAATTATTCTGAGTTATTAAATCTTCCTGAAGATATTATTTTACCTGCTTTAGGAGCAAGTCAATTTTGGGCTAAAAATTCTTCTAATTCAGGCTTCGAGGCATTAGATGTTACTTCGGGTGGCGGCGGCTCAGTTACTCAAATTGATACGGGTACTGGCTTAACTGGTGGCCCTATTACAAGTTTTGGAACTATTTCTTTTGCACCGATCGCAGCCAATTCATTTTGGGCAAATAATACTGGTGGTGTAGCAGTTCCTAGTGTCATTCCATTAACCACATTTTTAGTGGCTGCTAATAATCTTTCTGATCTGACAAATAAACCATTAGCTAGAACCAATTTAGGCGTTGCTATAGGCACAGATGTCGAAGCGTGGAGCCCTGCTTTAGATAGCATTGCTGCTTTAGTTACATCAGCTAATCAGTTATTAAGAACTACAGGATCTAATACGTATGCGACTATAGCTGCTGCTGCTAGTGCTGTATTAGTCACAAGTGCTGGTTCAGTTCCATCCTTAAGTCAAACTTTACCGACTGCGGTTCAAAGCAATATCACGCAATTGGGCGCTCAATCTCAAAATCTTGATATGAATAGTAATAAGATCGTTAATTTGACTGATCCTACAGCTCCTCAAGATGCAGCAACGCGTGCTTATGTTTTATCGCAGACTACTGGAGCATTCTTACCTCTTAGTGGTGGCACGATGTCTGGTGCTATTAATATGGGTAATAATCAGATTAATGCAATGGCTGATCCATCGTCTTCGCAAGATGCTGTCACATTAAGTTATTTGAATACTCAGTTAGGACTTAAATTATCATTATCTGGTGGCACGATGACTGGTGCTATCAATATGGGTTCTCATTTCATTACGAATCTACTTGATCCGGTCAATCCACAAGACGCAGCAACCAGAAATTATGTAGATTTAGTAGCAACGGGACTTACAGTACAGCCTGCTGTTTTTGCAGCTTCTACAGGTGCATTGACAGCAACGTATAATAATGGTGCATCAGGAATTGGAGCTACATTAACGAATGCTGGAGCATTTGCCGTCTTTGCATTAGATAGCACTAATCCAACAGCTACCAATAGAGTATTAATTAAGAATCAGGCTTCAACTTTTCAAAACGGAATCTATACAGTCACGAATGTTGGAGATGCGATTTCTGTCAATTGGGTTTTAACAAGAGCGACCGATTATGATCAACCTGCTGAAATTCAACCTGGTGATTTGATCATTGTTAATAATGGTACGGTTAATGCCGGTACTTCTTTTATTGAAACAGCATCAGTTAGTGTTATTGGTACTGATCCGATTCTCTTCAGTCAATTCACTTTTTCTGCTACTGCGGTTTTACTCAAAGCAAATAATCTTTCTGATGTCGCAAATATTACTACAGCATTCAACAATATTTCACCTTTAACAACTAAAGGTGATTTGATTGGTTTTTCCACGCAAAACATTCGTGTTGCAGTAGGTGGAACTAATACACAAGTCTTACAAGTTGATTCGTCTGCGGCTGCGGGTATTTCTTGGTCGACTGCTACTTATCCTAAAACAACGACTGTTAATCAAATTCTTTATTCTAGTGCTACTAATACGGTTGTAGGATTAGCAACAAGCGCTGGAGCGGTATTAGTAACTGATGCTATCGGTGTCCCAAGTTTATTAGCTAACCCTTCTGCAACAGGCAAAGTTTTACAATCAGTAAGCGGTGCAATTCCTGCATGGTCTACACCTACTTATCCAAGTGTGAGTGGAACCTCAGGAAAACATTTGGTCAGTGATGGAACCAATGTTATTTATTCAACTCCAACATTCCCAATTGTTGCTGGCGCAGCTGGAAATGTATTTATATCAGATGGAACAAATTATGTAGCCTCGACCTCTCTTTGGCCTAATACGGTTGGCACAAGCGGTAAGGTTGTTATCTCAAATGGAACGAGTAATGTTTACTCTACTCCTACTTTCCCAAATGCATCCGCTACTACAAGAAAGATTATAGTATCAGATGGCACTAATTGGGTGGCATCAACTGAAACATATGCGGTTCCTGGTACAAGTGGTAATGTTCTAACATCAGATGGTACGAATTGGCTTAGTTCAACGCCAGCTAGTACGGTATTATTAACTACTAAAGGTGATCTATTCGGATTTTCAACAGTTGATGCACGAGTTCCAGTTGCATCAGGAAATGGAAAAATCTTACAAGTAGATTCGACTGCTTCAGTAGGTTTGTCTTATTCAACTGCTACGTATCCGGTTACAGCTGGAACTAGCGGAAATGTATTAACTTCTGACGGTACAAATTGGGTCTCAAGTGCGCCAACAGGTGGCGGAACAGTTAATAGTTCTACACAAAATAACCTAGCATATTACGCAGCTAATGGTACGGCAGTTAGTGGATTAGCTACGGCAAATTCAGGTTTCCTCGTTACGGATGGAAGTGGTGTACCAAGTATTAGCTCTACCGTCCCAGCATTCACAACTTCAAGTATTACATTCAGTCCTACGACTAACGGTATCGTTGGCACAACCACAAATGATAATGCTGCCGCTGGTAAAGTTGGTGAATTTCTTAGCACTACTAGTGGTAATACTGCCGTGTCAACAGGTACAGCTGTAAATATCAGTTCAGTATCTCTCACTGCGGGTGATTGTGCGATTAGCGTTCCAGCATCAGGCACAGTAACATCTCGATGGATTGTGGCCATTAGCACCACTAGCGCAACCATTCCAGCGAACACACCCACTTCTGCGGTGTCTGGATATTCATCTAATGCAAGCGCTGCAAATGCTGTTATTCAACAAAATACAGGGGTTTGTCGCATTTCACTAGCAAGCACAACAACTGTTTATTTAGTTGTGGTTGACACACATTCAGTTAGTACCATGCAGGGAAATGGATGGATAGCGGCACGAAGAAGAAGATAATTAAGCGATAAGAACGCATTGAGCGAAGACATAAATTCGTTTGTGAGATTTCATTTCGATGAAGGACACATAATCATCATTGTATTCTACATCTCTAATAAAACCATGATATATGCGCGTTTTCCCCGAGAAACAGGAAATTTCGGATGCATGGGATAGAATCGGTATGCATAAGAGAAAACACGCTAATATCTTTTTCATAACTCATCACCAATAGAATTACGCGTAACTATTAAACGATGATTCTTTCTTAAAAGCAATACGCAGTGTTAAACTATTATCAATTGGAGGGAATTACTATGTATAGCCGAGATACCATTCATACAGATGGAAATTTAGATTTTATGAAAGATGAACTTAAGGGTATTGATACCATCAATCATGGTATTTATTTCAATACTCAAGAGAAAATTGATCATTATGACAAAGGTTATAAGTCCATTCCATGCGATCAACTTATTCAAATTCAAACTAACAAATATCAGGGAAACAAATAATGTCCGAACAATTAGAAGCGCAAGTTAAAGGTTTAAATGCTCAGTTAGATGCGACTAAACAAATGTTAAATGAATCCCTAGCTGCTCAACTTCAACTGAGATCGAGTCTGGTTATATTTCAACAAACGATTCAAGAACACATGGGCACTATTACTAATTTAAAAAATGATATCGCTAAATTGAATGAAGAAAATGCCGCTCATTTAGCACGAATCACTGAACTCGATGCAAAGTGTAGCTTTACGGGAGAACCAAAAAATGCCATTGATAAAGTCGCCTAGTAAAGAAGCTAGACAAGAAAATATTAAAGCTGAAATTGATGCTGGTCGCCCAATTAAGCAGGCGGTGGCAATCGGATATTCAGTCCAACGTGCTGCTAGCCATGAAAGAATTGAACACGAAAAGAATAAATACGGGCGATAATTTATTTATATAAGAATCCCCAGCATAAATCCTTATGACTTTCAGACGAGGATGTTTAAGGCGCTTATGCTGGGAAAAAACATTTGCGCTGTTATTCATCGGCGCGCTGGTAAAGATATATTCTGCTTAGAAGCGTGGAATCTTAGAGGGTTACAAAGAATAGGAACCCACGTTTATTTATTCCCTCTCTACTCTCAAGCAAGAAACGTAATTTGGAAGGGTATGGATTACGATGGTAAGCCTTTTCTGTCTGCTATTCCTGACGCTCTTATCGATAAAAAAAATGAAGCTAGAATGGAAATTACTATGTTTAATGGTTCTCGTCTCATTCTTGCTGGTTCTAATTCTTATGATTCATTAATGGGAACAAACCCCGTAACAATTATTTATTCTGAATTTGCTTTGCATAATCCATTAGCTCGGCAATATCTCAATCCTATTCTTTTACAGAATAAGGGAGTCGAGATCATCAATTCAACTCCTCGAGGAATGAATCATTTATATGATGTCTATAACGTTGTTAAAGATAATCCAAAATATCATTGTGAACATTTATCTATAGAGCAAACTCAAAAGCATGATGGTTCTAGAATCTTTACTGAAGAAGATTTACGCCAAGCTAAAGCTATGGGTATGTCTGAGGAAATGATACGTCAGGAATTGTATTGCGATTTCGAAGTAGGAAACCTAGGCGCATATTATACCCGTGAAATGGGTGATATGGAACGCGAAGGACGCATCATGACGCTTCGCGCTGATACATCACTACCTTTGCATTCTGTATGGGATTTAGGTGGCACAGATGCAACCGCAGGTCTTCTATTTCAGGTTGTTGGTCGATACATACATGTGCTTCATGTGTTGCATGATACAGGGCGTGGACTTCGATATTATCTCGATCAAGCAGAACAAATACGGCAATCTGTTATGTGTGTCTGGGGTCAACATTGGATGCCGCATGACGTAAATCAACAACATCAAGGTTGGGAGCATACCGAATCACGAATTATGCAAGCTCGCAAACACGGGTGGCATTTACAAGTTGTTCCTAAAGTAAATTTCGAAGATGGTATCGAAGCTGTGCGCTACATGCTACCACGCACACGTATATGCAATCTTAACGCCTCGATAGGAATAAGGGCGTTGAGAGAGTACCAGCGATCCTACGACGAGGAAAGGGCTGCTTTCTCCAAGAAGCCACTCGACAACTGGGCAGT